GCCTTGATATCAAGTTCCTTGGACCGAAGCTCAACCAAGGGGTCTACTTCACCCTCTGGCGGTGGCATAAGAGCCGCCATAACTTCTTCGGTGTACTGAGCTATAAGTTCAGCGACCTTGGACTCTAAATCTACTTGGGGCGGCTGCTGGCCCATTTGCGTAGCCTCCTCCATCATGGCTCGCATCTGAGCGTCAACAACGCCACGAGCCTTAAACGCAATGTGCTCGCATAAATGCGCTTGCAGTAAGGCAAAGACGGGAGGTGAAGACGCTGCAATAGGCGTTTTCATAAATATAATGTGCGCCGTCATATGAGCGTCATGGTCTTGCGTTGGGAAAGCCTGCAAAGCCTCTTGAATAATAGACTTTGCATTCTCAATTGCGGGGTCAGTCGGCTGCGGCGGCTGGGGAGTAGGAAGCAGGGCTTCAATGTTCGTGACACCTATTGCCTGATAAATACGCCTGAAAGCCTCGTGAAGGTTATGCATCTGAGGATTCGACTGCGCCAACTGAAGCTGCGTTTGCGCGAGCGCCAGTCTTTGTGACATTGAGAAGATGTTTGGATCAGATACAGGTATAACATCGACACGCTCATCGAAATCCGCCTGCTTAATCGTGGCTTCCGCACCATAGACACTGTACGGGTACATTGGCGGAAGTGATTCCGAGAAAACTCTCGCTAACATGCGGAACTCTTGTTTTTGCGCGTAATGAAGCCGCTTATGTATTGCCGACATCACCTTAGAGCCACGTTCCAAGAGAGCCACGGTAGTTCCAACAGCTGCTTGCTGGTTGCCGTCCCCTACTTGCAAATCAGCAATGGCTGCGAAACGCCGGCCGGCGTCCACAACAAACCCTAGAAGAGACATCAGTGTCTGACTAGGCTCCTTGTACGGGAGAGGCATGATGCTCTCACGCAAAGCGCCGCCGGGAACATCAATATCGCGAAACTCGCCAGGAGACAGAGGCTCATCAGCATCACGAATGCGGATACCGCGAGCCTTAAACCCAGCGGGAAGATTAGCCAGTGTGCCAGCATCAATAAGCTGCCTTAAAATAGATGTTGCGGATCGACCTAAACCGCCAATCATATGCAAAAGGCCATAACCGTAGAAGCCTAGACCAGGAAGAAACTTGTAGTGAGAGAAGTATTGAACTTTTCTGTAGTACTCGTCACCCTCATTCCAGTTTCTGCGAACAGCCAAAACCTTCTGACTTCCCTCATCTATGGTAACGATATAAGGAAGTTTAATTCCCGTCTCTTCTCCATCGATGGGGCTAACATGCTCAAAGCCCGGCAAATCCAAGTCTGTATGTACCTCAAGGATAGTGCAGTCCTGATCATCACCGCCGGAACGCTCAATTCCTTGAAGTTCTCTTTCCTTCTGCCTAACCTCGTCTTCGTCTCCGTAAGCAAGAATATCAACTTCTCGGTAGAAACCAGCTGCTTGGTTCTTTCGCACATCATTCGTGTTCATTCTAATGACGTGCGTAACCCTGGAGGCGGAAGAAAGATCCGTAGCATTGTACGGGACAAGAAGATCATCGGCAGGAACGAATTTAGATACAGCCCTGTCTAGAATGTCATCAAAGTATATCTTCTTGAACGCGCTCCCAGCCAACGGAAGATAGAACAACAAGCGATCCATCTCAGGATCATACTCATCCATAACGTTCATAATCTGGAAGTTCATGAACTCTTGAACGCGTTGGGATTGCGCCTCTACTTCAGGGGTGGACGCACCAACAATCTGAGTCCTTACCGGGCCGGAACTGGGCAAGAGTTCTTTGTAGGCTTGTGCTTGAAACTGTGTGACGGCTTCCGCGATAACCGGATGAGTTACACCACTAGAGCCGCGAAAAGGCTCATCTCTGCTTTCATACTTAATGCCAAGAAGGTCTAACCCCTCGGTATAAGAATCTTCCCAATCCTGACGACTTCCTTTGTCGTCTTCATAATACCCCACCAATTCCGAAGATAAATCCATCAGAACCCGTTCGTCTAAAATCTCCGCAAGATTAGCGTCGGGCTCCGCTTGAAGTTGCTCGGAAAGCATATCTTCAAAGTTTATAACAACAGAACCGTCTTCTTCCTCAACGATCTCTGTAGGATCCTGAATCTCTTCAACGTCAATCTCTTGGTCGGTCAAGCCCCCAAGAGGCATACCCTGAGAAGGTATAGGGCCGTCAATCAAAGAAGTCGGTTCGTCAGCCATGTTCTACTTACCCTTCTTTCCGTTCGCCAAAGCTGGCGCGACGGCTTTTTCGTAATAAACTATAACCTGCTTTTGCTGCTCAATGAACCGTTTTATCTCGGCCATGTTCAAAGCGAGCGTCTCGTAATCTCGAACACTCATTGCATAAAAAAGCAAATCTCCATTTTCTTTCTCAAATCTTCCCTTAAACGCTGCGAAAGTATCTTCCGTAACAACGTAAAAGTGTATCTTGTTCAAAGATACAGGGCGGGGCCTGTTCTGAACTGGTATCTTGCGCTCGACCTCGACCGTCTTGATCTCAACCGGCAATATTTCCTTAAAACCTGTGCAGCTACTTAGCAGAGGAAGGAGCAACAGCGCCGGAAATAGCCTCGAGCGAACGGAACAATTTATTCGTGCCATTGTTAATTTTCTTTTCTACCAAACCGGGCTTCCTAAGACTTAGTTTCGCCAAGTCATGCTTTCTAAGTTTACCTATCAAAACATCTTTGTAGACATTTGCCGCGTTTAATTTCAAACCAAGTTCTTTGTTTAGCTCCGCAAACCTTTCCCGGTCTTCAATCATAGCGTTGATCGTGGCGTCCTGCATCTGCTTGGCCGTCTCCAGCTTGGCCGTGTTCTCGGTCAAAATTTGGATACGCCGCTGGCTGTCTTTGTAATAATAGTACGCGCCGTAAGCTGATCCACCAACAAAACCGAGGACAATTATCAAAAGGTAAATCTTTAGCATTATTTACCCTTAGCCATGTAGGCCGTCATACCCATATAGCTACCAATTACACCCGCCTGGCCGATGTAAAATAGCCCAAACAGGTCAGATAAGGCTTTGATCCTACCATCTGGGAATATGGGCAAAAATACTGCGAAAGTAAAAACAATCATAGACCCCATTGCAACCCATGCCATGCGTCTTTGCGCGTCGGCTTTTTCGTGCTGGGTCAGAACTACGCTCGCTGCAAGTTCTGAATCACTGACGATGCCATCGCCATCAAGGTCCATCTCGTTGTGCTTGCTGTCTTTTTGTAGTTTCTTTTGCTTTGCCATTTTACTTCCTCAAGAGTGGGTTGTCTAAAGCTCGTTGCAGCTTTTTATCTTGCCGCTTTTCAAAAGCATCTAGTTTTGAATCAATACCGTTGATCTTGGCATCAAAACGAGTAGCCGCAGACTCAACGATGTCGCGCATATTCTTTTCAGATTGGCGCGTTGAAGCCGAAACACTGTTAACTTTAGCATCAAATCTTTCATTTGCACTAGATACAATGCCGCGTATTGTCTTCTCCCCTTGGCGAAGAGCCGCACGGGTTTCCCCATTAAGGGTTCTGGAGCGTTTATCCACAGCAGAAATAGCGGTTTCCAGAGATGCTGCATCAGATCGCGTATCCTGCCTGGTATCTCGTACAATTTCCTGAACTTCAAGCACTCTGGTACGAATAGAAGCCATTTCCTTGGTCAAAACCCCCATTGTTTTGGTCATAACAGCCAGTTTCTTGTCAAAACCGCTCATATCAGGGGCTTTATACGACGCTATCTGCTCTTTCATGTCCATATAGTCCTTGTAGACCTCAAAAGCGCCGTACATGCCCCCTACGAACGTCGATAAACTTAAAATTACGGCGACCATCTTGCCGCCTCTAAATTTTACACCGCCAAATTCAACTTCAGCCATCACCTTCTCCAGTCAAGTTCTACAAGAGCATTGTGCGACCCATTTGACCTGCCAAATAGCGTATAGTTTTGCATCCTGTCCACTAAAGAAGGCCCATCCGGTACTTTCGTTCCAGTAAAGAACCCCGGCGTGTCCACCAGAGATCTGGGGGCTACGATCTTAGGTGATATCATACCCATCGCAACCATAGTCGTGGTCTGAGACGCCGCAGAGTACCTTTGTGATGGCGCAATTTTGGCGACAGTCTTTTCAGCCGCAGCTTTAACCTTCTCTTGACGGCTTTTAGGTTTTGCGGGGGCTTGCGCTTCTCTGGTTTCGGCGGGGCGTTCTGCAACAGGTTCCGATTCAGGCTCTGGTTCAGATGTAGGTTCGGGTTCTGTGGTTGGTTCAGGTTCTGGCTCTGCCGTTGATTCCGGCTCTGGTTCAGAGGTAGGCTCAGGTTCTGGCTCTGCCGTTGATTCTGGTGCGGGTGGCTCTATGTCCTGTTCTATCTGTGCCTCGATGGTTGCCTCGGCTTGAGCTTCCTGTTGTTGTTGCTCCATAGGAGGAGGTGGCAGGTCGATTTGGATTGGAGCAATTTCAGGTGGAGGAGGCGGTTCAGAGGGAGCCGTGGGAGCCAGGGCCACAACAATCGGGGCCGCTGTCGGAGGAGGCGGCAAATCTACAACAGGGGGAGCCGCAACAACCTCAACCGGCGGCGCAATCACGATAAGGTCGTTCTGCGCTATCTGGTCGATAATCTGCTGCTCAACAATCTGCTCATAAGTGAACGTCAAGCTGGGATCAGAAAACTTTGGTCCATAAAATCCTGAGTGGAACCCAGCGTCTATGCCAAACAGGGAGAAGCTCCCTGTCAAAATTCCAAAGCTGTTCGCTGCTATAGAGTCGGAAAACGAGAACAGCCTGTTGCCAGTAAAGTCGAGCTCTACCTCGTGCGTGAATTTCTTCGCTACTGCGTCCCCGTCCAGAAGCGTGATACCTAACGTAAAAAGATCGCGGCAGTCTCCCGCCTGTGTGACGCTGGTGCATGTAGCAAGAGTAGAATTAGATTGATGGCTGTTCACGGTCACCGCACTGTTGAGATCAAATCCCCTTTGAACCTCGGCCTCGGTCAAAGGGACGCTGAAGCTGCTCGTATACGTTCCTCCCCCAGCTGTGGAATTACCTGTACAAAACTCTCCGGCAGTACATCCAGATGTCGAACTTGACGTCGTTGATCCGCTTGTCGTGAACGTAGATAAGTTTGGAAGGACGTTGCTAGTCGTCGCGGAATTAGCAAACACCGGGGAAGACATAAGAAGGAAGACAGCAAGCCAGCGCATTAGTCGGTCCACTCGTTGTCTTGAATTTGTTTTAAAGAATTTTCAACGGCTTTTTTCTGGGCCGCAGCTACTATAGCGGGCGCTTCCTTGCGGATTATGGAACCTATTGGGGATTTCTCCGGGAACTTGATCCACTCATCACGGGCGGCATCGCCAATCTTGCCCATAAACGGGCAGGGGCTCCCGGCCATCCAAAGGCCGTCAAACACACGAACCTCCTGGCACAAGATGCTAATCCCAGCAACCTTTAGCCCCATGCCAAACACAGACCTTGCCAGCTTGATCCGCTCGCAATTCAGGTCGCGAATAGTCGTTCCACCGCTGACACCAAAAACACCCGTCTGTAACGCAGCGCTTGTGCCGGTCTGGCAGATGTCTGAGTTGTTCACTACGATAGATGGACTACTGGCAGTTGGCGGGGTTTTATCCACAACCGTTGAACTGCTTACCGTAGCAGACGTCACCGTATCAGCTGAGTTAGCCTGAAAGGAGAACAGAACTAACGCAACCGCGATTAGCCCAACCCGCCTAAACATGACTAAATAACGCCTTTTTCCTTCAGTAGGAAGCCAACCACACCACCAACGATACCTACAATGATAACGATAGGCTGATTGATTAGAACACCTACACCCACAACGCCGCCACCAAGCGCAGCGTAACTGGAAGGCTCTTTCATTCGACTAAGAATCCAATTCATGGAAATTTCCTAATAATACTGTCGGGAATTCACAAGAGCGATAGGTTCCTCCTCTTCATCATCCGTGTCAAGACGAACAAACCCTCCCTTACGATATCTAATGAGTGCCATCGACATACTATCGCAGTAATCATCGTGGTCCCCATTCGGAAACGCCGCGCACTCGTCAATTACCTCTTCTGAAAAACGCTTATCCGGAGCCCATACCCTCCCAGACTCAAACATCGGCGCCACCATATGCATCCGCGTGTGCTTATCATTGCCCCTGGACGGTGTATAATTCACAACCGGAATCCCCATCGTCCGTAACTCGTCCGTGAGCGGTGTTCCAGTAGCCTTCGCCTCAATCAACACCATGTCAGGATCCCAGTAATTATACTCCTCCATCGCCTTAGCCTTCAATTCAGGGAAATCCCACCGGCCACGCTTCGCATCCATCAGGATAATGTTGTCCGGACCACCGTCCATGGGCTTGAATACACCCCACGTCGTAATAGCAGAGTAATCCGCCGTCTCCTTCTTACTAAACGCCGTGTCATACGACTGCATAACATAACTAATCTGGGGAATGTCCTCCTTCTCCCACTTGTTCCACCACTCCTTCTTGATAATCGCCCCCTCTTCAGCCGTAGGATTCTGCTGCCACTGTGCATTCCACTTGCCCAAAGACAACGAAGCCTTGACCCTTAATAACTCATCCTTCTTCCAAAACTCAGGCCATAACAAATTCCC